GATGGTCGAATGAATAACGCGGGTCGGACTTGCGAGGTATACGAGCCTGGGCGCGGGTACTCGTGGGGGTCTCGTAGGATGTGGTACAAACACGCCAGGCTCGCCCGATGACCGCCCGGACGCTGGAGGAGATCGAGGCGCTGGCAGCGGATGCGACGCCGGGGCCGTGGGAGGTGGTAGAGGATTTTCCTTACTCATCAATCGAAGCGATTGCGCCGCCTCGCAATATCACAATATGCTGCGATACAACATTTTACCCGACCTCAGTGACAGGAGAAAATCAGAGGTTCATCGCTGAAATCTGGCGTATCCTCGCCATCGCGCAGGGGCAGAGGGCGGAGATCGCGGCGAAAGACAAGAAGATTCTCGCGCTTCGGGCAGAATCCAAGATGAAAGACGACGCGATCCAGAAGATCGAGCGGCAGCTTCAAGAGGTGAACGAATGCCGCGACCCGGCATACTTTGCGCAGATCGGCAGGAAAAGAAGGTGATCCGTGGCGCGATATTCGGGGCCGGATGCAGCCTGATGATGTGGGGAGGGCGGGCATATAATGACGTTTCGCCCCTCACAGGATATGCCGTCTGGTTCGCTGGAGTGCTGCTTGCGGCATTCTGCGATAGGATAGGCACCAAAAAGTAAGTGCCTAGCCAAAACGACGAAAAACGGCTACGTGAGAGACGGTGGATTTTACTCACCCGCTAGCCTCTCAGGGGCGTTTCACTGCCTTCGAGGCAGGAGGATGGTGATCAAATGAGCGACAAGCAAAGAAAATGTGAGACGTGCAGGTGGTGGAATTCGGACGAATGCCCTGGGTCTGGCGTCCCAGAGGATGCGTACGACAGAGTGTGGGAGGAATACTATGGAGAAGGAACCAGCAGCAGCGACATTGCGCGGAAGATGTACGCGCTAGGCCACAAGGCTGGGCGGAGCGTCAAAAGTTGCGAACAATGGAAGGAGGAAGAATGAACCAGCCTGTTTCCGACTTCGGGCGCCTCCAGGGCGTCCTCGTAGGCGTACCGCTCGCCAAGATCGAGCCGCAGTACGACGGCAAGGGAAAGCGGATCTCTCGCCTCCTGACGTGGTCCACGGGCGAAACGTGCTTGGTCACTGGGTAGGAAAAGCGTACATTTGCATCTAGCCCACAGCGGCGGAGGTGCGAAAATGCCAGGCGGAAGACCAACCGATTACAAGGAAGAGTATTGCGATTCGGTGATTGAATTCGGAAAGCAAGGCTTTTCCAGGGTTCAAATGGCGGCAGAGCTCGAAGTCGCGAAAGCGACTATCCAGAATTGGGAAAAGGAGCATCCTGAGTTTTTGGTCGCCATGACACGCGCCATGACCCTTTCGCAGGCCTGGTGGGAGAAAAAAGGCCAAGAATGCCTCGTGATGCCTGCCGGGGTGAGCTTCCAGGCTTCCGCGTGGTCCAGGTCAATGGCGGCTCGATTCCCGGATGATTGGCGCGAGAAGACCGCCACAGAGCACAGCGGGCCAGATGGCGGACCAATCAAGGCGGAAACCGTGACGAAAGTCACCTTTGTCCGTCCCGAAAAGAAAAATGGCTGAGTTCAGCTTTCCGGAGGCTTTCGCGCCGGTTCTGCCTGACCTCTCGGAAATCGACGCGCCCCAGCAGAGCGATTTCCAGAACTGGCTGTACGCGTTCATTCCTGGTGGGCGCGGTGGCGGCCGCTCTCGAAGCGTCGGCGCCTACATCATCCTTCGCATGCGAATGCCGGGGCTTCGCGTCCTATGCGCGCGTGAGATCCAGTTCTCTATCCGCGACTCCGTCCACCTCTTGCTTCGCGACGAGATCGAGCGGCAAGGGCTAGGCCAGAGCGGAACAGGGGAATTCACCGTTACGGATGCCGAAATCCGGCACCAAAACGGGAATTTCATCATGTTTCGCGGCCTTCACAAGAATATCGACTCCCTAAAGTCGATCGAAGGGCTGAATCTCGTTTGGATTGAAGAGGCTCAATCTGTATCGAAAGAATCGATTGACAAACTGATTCCAACGGTAATCCGAAACAAAGGCGCCCAATTCATATTCTCTTTCAATCCAGAGAATGAATCGGATCCGGTTTGGATATTCATGAAGTCCAACCCGCCGCGCTCGATCGTGCTTTGGATGTCACTTGACGATAACCCGTGGGCAACGGATGATCTGCGGGCGCAGCGGGCGCACGACTACGCGACCGACCCCGACAACGCCGCTTGGATCTGGGGTGGGCAGCTCCGAAAGAACTCGGGCGCTGTGGTTCTCCGTGGCAAGGTATCGATCCGTGAATTCGAGGCGCAAACAAGCTGGGACGGCCCTTATTATGGCATCGACTGGGGCTTCGCGACCGACCCGACAGCGGCAAACCGGGCGTGGGTCCATAATGGCGCGCTCTGGATCGACTACGAGGCTCACGGCGTCCATTCCGAGATTGACGAGATCCCTGAACTCCTGATGGGCATTCCAGGCCTTGATTCGCATATCTCGCGCGGCGATAATTCCAGGCCGGAGACAATCAGCTACCTAACTCGTCACGGATTCCCGCGCGTCCAACCGTGCCGCAAATGGCCTGGGTCAATCGAGGACGGGATAGCGCATCTTCGCGGGTATTCGGAAATCGTGATCCACCCGCGATGCGAACACACGATCATCGAATCGCGCCTCTATTCGCACAAGGTCGACCGCATGACTGGTGATGTGCTCCCGGATATCGTGGACAAGCATAATCACCACATTGACGCGCTCCGGTACGCGCTCCAGCCGATCATCTACGGCGAGAAGCGGATCGAGGAACGAAACGACGACCAGGACCAGCGCGAGGAGTGGGAAACGGGTTCCGGAAGCTCTTGGATGGGGCGATAAGCTGCGGATCGCGGCGGATAGTTGTATATTCCCGCTATCCACTAAACCGTTTTAGTAGACCTCTCTCTATGCAAGGGGCGCATAATGGCGAAGATGACCGCGGCGAAGTACGAGAAGAGCGCAGCCGACCGCAAGGCCGATGCCTCTGGAAAGCATGGAAAGGAAGGCTCCACGAAGGACATGAAGGCCGATCGCGCCGCCGTCGCCAAGATCAACAAGGGCCGCAAGTAAGTGGCTCGCAAGGTCGACCCCGAGCTGATTGCGGACTTCCAGCGCCGTTTCCGGCTCGCGGAGTCGGCCAACGCCGAGAATCAGAAGACGTTCGACCATGACCGCCGCTTCGTCTATCACGACGACGCGCAGTGGGAATCGGATGCAGTCGGCGCGCGCGGGGATCGGCCACGGGTCACCATCAACCGGTTGCAGGTATTCGCCCGCAACATCACCAATGAGGCTAGGGAAAGCCCCGTAGCCATCAAGACGCACCCTGTCGATGAGTACGGCGACGTACATCTGGCGAAGGTCGTGGATGGCCTGATTCGGCACGTGGAGCACGACTCCAACGCCTCCGACGTGTACGCCGCCGCCTTCGAGGAAGCGGTGACTGGCGGGTATGGATACTTCCGCGTCACCACGGAATACGAGCGCGAGGATTCGTTCTTCCAGTGCCCGAAGATCAAGCGGGTTCTCGACCCGAAAACCGTCAAGCTCGATCCTTTCCACGAAGACCCGACCGGAGCCGATGCGATGTGGGGAATTGTCCACACGCGGTACTCCCGCGATGAGTTCGAGAAGGCTTGGCCGGATGCCGAACCGATCAACGCTTTCGGGAGCGATAATGCTTTCTGGGCGGATCGTGAAGCCGGGATCCTGGTCGCCGAATACTTCGTGGTCGAAGAGGCGGAAGAGAAGCTCCACCAGCTCAAAGATGGGTCGACCGTCTGGGATTCCGAAGCCACCAAGAAGCAAAAGGCGAGCGCGACACGCTCCCGGATGTCGTGCCGCCGTCGTGTGATGTGGTACAAGATCGGCGGACAGGGTGAGGTTCTCGAAGATCCTGTCGAGTTCCCTTCGCGCTACATCCCCATCATTCGCATGCCTGGCCGCGAATGGTTCGAGGATGGCAAGCGGTTCACCTGCGGAGCGATCCACTACAGCAAGGACGCGCAGCGGATCTACAACTACGCCAGATCGCAGCAGTTGGAACGCCTTGCGCTCGCCCCGAAGGCCCCTTTCATCGGGTACGCTGGGCAGTTTGCCGACAAGAAGTGGCAATCCCTCAACACCAAGAATTGGCCTTTCCTCGAAGTCGAGCCGATTACCATCGCTGGCAACCTGGCGCCGCTCCCGCAGCGTTCCCAGGTTGTCGGCCTTGACCCCGCCTTGTCGGAAGAGATCCAGCTTTCCAACGAGGAAATCAAGGCGACCACCGGGATCACGGACGCCAACCTCGGTCAACAGTCGAACGAGACGAGCGGACGGGCGATCATGGCTCGCCAGCAGCAGGGCAACCGGGCAAACGCTGACTTCATATCAAATCGGAACATGGCGATCCGTCAATGCGGGATGATCCTGCTCGACATGTTCCCGCGTCTGTACGACGAACCGCGCGTGGCTCGCATCCTCGGGCCGGACGGTCAACCCGACCTCGTCTGGATCCAGCGTGAAGCCCAGGGCCGCGATGGGAGCAAGTACTTCTACGACCTCTCGGCCGGCAAATACGACATCGTGATCGACGTCGGCCCCGCCTACTCGACGCGCCGCCAAGAAGCCGCTGTCGCCATGACGGAGACGCTGCGGTCTGTGCCGCTCATCGGGCAGGTCGCCCCGGACCTTATCGTCCAGGCGCAAGATTGGCCGGATGCTGACAAGCTGGCTGCGCGCCTCCGCAAGACCATCCCACCGCAGATCCTCGGCAAGGACGCCGATCAGGACGGCGGAGCGCAGAAGCAGGAGCAAGGCCCGCCGCCGATCCCTCCCGAGCTGCAGCAGCATGTCCAGGAGCTCGAGCAGGAGAACCAGCAGCTCAAGCAGGATTCCGCCGTCGAGTCGAACAAGCTCGCGCTGGAGAAGTACAAGGTCGACCAGGACAACGAAACCAAGGTCCGCGTCGCGCTCATCAATGCGGGGCAGAAGATCGAAGAAAAGAATATCGCAGAGCAGGGCGCCAACGCCCGGCACGCGGCACAATCGGCAGCAGAGAGCGCCCTATCTCCGCAGGCTGGAACAGATGGTGGGCAGGGAATCGCACCTCAAAGCGAGGATGAGTAATGGACGAGAACCAGACGGAAATCGTCGATCCGGAAGCGGTATCGGCGGAAGTTGTCGAAAGCCAAGTCGTAGAAGTTGCGCCGGAAGCGAAAGCACCGGAAGAGACGGAAGCGCCGAAGCCCGACAACGAGGAAGCGAAAGCCAAGAGGCGCTCTTTCGAAGAGCGGATCAACAAGGTCACGCGCAGGATGCACGAGGAGCGCGAACGCGCCGACGCGGTAACGCGCCAGTACAACGCGCTCCTGCAAGAAGTGCAGTCGAAACCCCTGCAGCGCGAAGCGTTTCGGGATGACGAGAGCTTCGCCGCCGCCGTCGATCGGCAGCGCGTGCGGCTCAACGTCCTCGAGGTGCAAGCAGAGCAGGCGATCGAAGGCGTGAGAAGCGCGGGGACGCAGCACCAGCAGACCGTCGCAGATGCATGGGCTGCAGCGGTTGCGGATGTCTCCGAGACGATCCCTGACTGGCATGCCGTGGTAAGCGCATCGAAAGCCCCGACCACTCCGGCGATGGATCAAGCCATCATGGAGAACGAGAACGGGCCAGAGATCGCGTACTACCTGGCGAAGCACCCCGCCGAAGCCTTGCGGATCTACCAGCTTTCGCCCAAAGCGCAAGAGCGCGAAATCGTCCGG